ATAGGTGAACGACACATTGGGCATCCCTGAATACGACTGAGACTCATTAAAATACAACCGCCACAAAAAATACGAGAACAGCACGGTGTTAGGACAGCCTGTTGTGGTTCATCAAAACAAATCGCACATATCTCCTTTTTATAGTTTTCAATTCGCTCTTTAATGCTTTGAATCTGGTCTTTCAAACCATTAATTTTACTCTGTAAATTTGCCAGTGCCTGTTCCTTTATTTGAGGTGATGCATACTCTTCTTCTGATTTGAAGATATAGAGGCGTTCAAGGCGTTTGAGTTCCTTTTGCCGATTTTCTGTAACCGCCTGGATAAGATTCATAGGAGAATCAGAGGGAACACCTAATGCCGTCAGTGCGGAAGTAATATCACCCGCATTTAATAGATTCTGTATATTACTCGGAACGGCAGAAGAAAGAATTCGTTGCGCGATGCTCGGCTCACAGATAATTGTTTCTGTAAATAGTGGTGGGAGAGAAATAGATTCTTGAATAAAAGAATCCTTACATTTCAATACAATATGTGAACGAAATGGGTGATGATTGCGTAAATAATCACGTAAATAAGGTCCAGAACGAGCAGTATATCGTGAAAAAAAACCTCTGCCCCCAACAAATGCTTCGGCGAACTGGGATTGAAAGGAGGGGTCATATGTAGTAAACTCTGGGCGTGACATAATTCGTTGAACATTTGTATGAGATAACCAAATCCTATCATTTTCAAATATAAGATTTGCCCATGAAGCCGATATAAACCATATAAAACTCGCTTCTGGAAATGGCTGTGTACTTGGTATATAAATACTATCCGCTTCATCAATATAAATTCGCGAAAAATAGAGTTTACCTGTCGTCTGCTCTAAAAGTTTTCCGAGAAGTGTATTACTCACAAGTACAAAATCAGACTCCATCATTTTCTTTATAAACAGCTTTGAATCCAGAGATCGTTTACTACGTAAATAAAAAGGCTCAAGAGTTGTTTGTTTATTAATATATTCTTCCCATTGGCGATACAGTGTATGGGGTACAATAAGAAGAGCAGGAGAGTTTGAAAGGTCTGTATAGGAGGTTGTTTTAAGACTATAGAAATTTGGATTCGACTCCGTATTTAGACTATTACATGAAAAAAGCGGAACTGAGTTCCGTTTACTCGCAATATGTCCTAAGACCATTAATGATTTTCCAACACCAACTGAATCTCCCAAAACTGCATATCGACTAAAGAGTTTTTCACCCGATACATCAAGACCTTTTTGAACTGACTGTTCAAGTGTATTCATTTGATGAATAACTGTACGCTGATGAGCACGTAAAGGTACTCGAATACTAGCAGGTTGGTCAATCATAGGTGAATCTGCGGTAAGTCCATTTACAAACGGTCTATTGAAAAGGTCTGTAAAAACATCCGCGTTATGAAGCATTCCCACTAAACAGCGTGTCAAAGGGAACTTTAGGCATTCGCAAAAAAAGTTCGCATGTCTGAATCTTTAATAAAATCCTTTATCTTAAGAGTTGTCTTCGCAATAAAAGGATTCTTCCCTACATCTTCGCGCATCTTCTTTTTATCAAATGTATTTTCACTATGACTCATTACGAGCATCACCTTAAAAGGGTCCAGTTGAATCATCTTGTGTTTATAATCTTCTAAGAAAGAACGTTCTTCAGCATGTGTCACTGTATCATCATACCGATGTTCATTTGCGTAGGACTTTCGCCACGCCATTGTTCCATTTGTAGCATGGTTCGCATTATACGGTCCCAGTTTATAAATCTGTTTGACATCTGAATAATACATATAGATTTCTGAACTCCCTGCGAGATTGATATCTTTATGGTTCGCAAATCGTGTAACTACATGACTTACTCGTTCAGGTGGATAATAATCATCATCATCCATGGCAATAATAATAGACCCCTTTGCTTCATCATTCAAGCGATTACGCTTTTCTCCAATTGTAAGTTTCTCATCAAGAGGAATATAGCGAATATTTGGAATACGTTGTGCAGCAGCTTCAAAGAGATCACGTACTTTATCTTGACCATCATCAAGAATAATCCATTCCATGGAGTCTTTCTTAAATGTTTGACTCTCATAACAACGAATCAAATATGGTATAAATCGTCTCCTGTTGTAAGTCGGTGTAATCACACTTACAATAGGGGTCATTCTGTAAAGTTTCTCGCGATTTACGTTTAACCTATTGGTTTTTGCGCAGCAAGCATAGCATCTGCCGCAGCCTGCCATTCATCCTTTGCTTTTTGAATCGGCGCAACATCTTTGTACCATACAAGCATTTCGAAAAATGACTCTTTTGACACTTCACCAGGATCATATGAATAGAGGGGAAAGAGATACGAGCCCATGAAAGGCGGATAATGTGTAAATGAGCGGTAAATATAATATGGCAGTACAACAAACCAGAGAAGAGCAGCATAGATAAAATAAAGAATACGAATTGAGAGAGGACGGACAAGTGAATCATTGGCTACAAGGGAACCTGTATAGAGACCTATAACTACGTAGATCATCGTTTGAATTCCAGACATTGTTTGGTCCCAGACCTTCTTTTTAACACGGTCGCCACTAAACTTTGCCGCATCTGCTTTATCTCTTTCAGCCTTAGCCGCTGCTGCCTCGGCAATTAATTTATCAAGATTGCCTGAAGATTTAGCTGCGCTTGTTTGTGCTTCAGTCTGTATCTTTTGAACTGCAGCAGGTTCATTTAGAATAGACTCCGCACTTGTTACAATAGTTGCGATTTGCTCTTGAAGTGTTTCAAGAGGTGAATTTAGATTCTTGGTATACCATACTTGATTTTGGTCGAGTACTTTTTGAAATTTTCCTGCTTTATCCTCAGATACTAGATTCTGATTCTGGAGTTGAAGAAGTGTATAGTTCCAGAGCTTGAGTGCGTTAAAAAATACAATACGTATCCTGTCAGCACTTACTTGTGCCGATAATGCATCGTTGAATATTTGAATTTCTGCATAGATTGTGTCTGCCAAAGCATTCGGATTATTTTTCAACCAAGTTGTTTCTGTATCAATAACACCCTGTACTAATGTACCTCCTTCGGGTGTAATTTCTCCAGCTGTAATAGCTTTTTGAACCTCTTTTTGAATATTTGTAAGTATTTTACGATACTCATCACGAACCTTTGCGCCTTCTTTTTGGTCCGCCGCTTTTTGACGTTGAACATCGGGATTATACGTAGCATTATCAACAACACGACTTGCTCCTTGTCCCATCCTAATTATAGAGCATACTTCAGTCCAGCCATACCTGACGCAAACTCTACAAAATTGACCGACTCAACATAAATTGTTAAATCATATACATATGTCGTATTTGGTGGAAGTGTATACGGATTCACCTCAACCTGAAATACACGAATACGACTTGAGTTTAATGAACCCGAGGGTTGAAAGTCTGGACTATGTAGGCAGAAACTGTAGATTGGTAATACTTCTCCAGGGTTTCCTGATGTATACTTCCAGGGAGTGATTTTTGTAAAGTAATCAATTGGTTTTATCTCCTGAATTTCATTGCCATCACAGAGAACTCGTAAACCCTGTAGAATCTGTAGTTGTGCGAACTGTATTAGTACACCAGATGAAAAGGCTTGTGTTAGGAGCGGGACAGTTCCAGGGGGAGGAAGATAGGGCGTTGAAGGATAGTTCCACCAGTTTGTCCAGTTACTGAAATCATTGCGATATTGAAGTGTATCGGAACGACGATTAACGAAAAGAAGTCGTTCAATCGGATTGTGTGTTTCAAGATCCAATATTTGGCGTGTATAAATTGTTGGAAAGGGATACCATGTAAGCTGGTGAATTAAATAGGAGAGTGGTGTTGTCGCAAAGAGTGTCCGTTCCTCTTCAGCAAGATAAATATAGGTTGTCTCAATAGTAGGTTGTAGATTCCATGTATTCAGAGCAGGAACATCTGCGCCCATATCGGTTAAAAATGAACGAATCTGTCCACTAATGTCAACAATTGACGTGTAATCCGGAAGATTTGAACGGATATTGGCTAGGGATGCACTTGTCTGAATACCAGGTGCTACACGAAAACCTGATGCGTCAAGCACCGTGTAAAGTTGATTAATTGGATTGAGTGTGATTTGAACTTCACATTCATGATACTGTAGACCTACCAAAGGAAGAGCTGAGCCCGCATGCTCGGCAAACCAGAAAGGGAGCGGTACTCGAATTGTTTGCCCAAAGAGAGATGGACGATTTAACTGTGAGCCAAGTGGACGGCTTGGGTCACGGATTACATTTGGATATCCAGTCTGATTTGTACCGCCGGCGTAAATACCATTCGCAGGATCCACAAGTTCGGCAACATTTCCTACAAGTTTTTCCCATTTAGCAAATTCATCCGTTTTATAATCAGCAAGAGCTTTTGCTAGTAAATAGGACCCATCAAACTCCTGGATTTTCTGACCACCTATGAAAAATGCCGCATTCTGAATAAGTGCACAGCCAATGTATTTTGACCATTGAAATTCATATTGATAGCTCCGTACTCTTGGCGAAATGTATTTGCTATAAATATCGGGTAATTGAAATGTAAAATACATATCACTTACTAATTCAGCAACGCGCGGAATCTTGAAACGAACTTTAATTGGCTGGTCGTAAAAGAGTTGGTCGGGACCATCCATTTGTTGTGCAATATTTTCCATAGCAAAATGTGTATACCGACGAAACACCTTATAGAAATAGGTCATATCTGGATTCCCACTGAGAACCACATTTTGTGAACCATATGCTACAAGTCCTAATAGACCGCCACCAGTCATTATCCCTTCTATTTCGTGAGGCTTTAATATCGAAATTTATAATCCCAGTAGTAAAGTCTTTTAAATTAAGTAATTCTTAGCTTGTATACCATGAATCTACCAGAGAGTTCTGTAGATATGAGCTTGCAGATTGTGTGGTCGACATATCCACAGTTGAACTCGGTCCCTGATTCGCATTTGCCTGGATTTCAGCGAAGGAGAGAGCATATCTGTAGTGACAGAGACGACTGAGTTGACCCGCCATAGTTCCCGTAACAATGAAATCCTCTTCAACGCCCTGAAGATTTGTCACCTTATTACCCAGCGTTGTGCGACTATTAAATCTGCTCTGTCCAAAGATAATCAGATTCTGATAGTTCTGGTAAGGGTATGTCTTCTCCATCGGGATACGACCCTTGAGATTTCCATTAATATAGACTTCAAGAGTGTTCGCACGGAAGACGACCGCTACATAGAACCACTTCTGAACCGGTACATTTTGAATATCTACATAACTATACCATGACTTGTAGGAGTTCATGAAGATTCTCATCGTGTTTTCATCTGAGCGCATGAAAACAGCCGGTCCAAGCAGCGGGAACGGTGTAGAGTAGCCCTTGTAAAATACATGCTTGAGACCACCACTTGTATCGAAGGTTGCCGGGTCAACAAAGAGGAAGAAACTGTAGGTAAATTCAACACCAGTTAACTCATTATCTGAGGGAAGAAGCATTTGAGCTTTCGGATCACTTGGGTCTTGACGAACAACAATAGATTGATTGCTCATAATTGTATTCGGAACAAGAACCGTTTTTGCCATTGAATATTTGTAATATGTCTTTACAAGTGACTCCAAGCTAAAAAAGATGAGAAAGACCACAATACCTGTGACAAGTGCAAGAAGGATTTGCGGAATTAATCCATTTCCTAATATGAAGTTTCCACTACTGGTATTCAAGGGTGCCTCCATCACAATCTACAAACTGTAGATATTCATTTCTAGCAAATACAAATGAGTTAACTTGAGTAGACATCTCATTTGTAAATATATGTAGACTACTTACGTAGGTTTCGGAACTACAGGTGCTGTCGGCGCCAGTGCTCCAAAGAATGACTTAATTGCTGACCATAAATCACCTTGTGAGCCGGAAGGACCTGCCATGTAGATACGATAGGTTTCATCCGGGGAAAGTGCGTAGTTGTAGAAATTCACACCTGATAAGCTACCCGTCCAATCTGTCTTTACATGAGCAGATGT